CTATCCAGCATGACTCTTAGTGAATCGTTGAGTAGCGCGAGAATCTTTGGCTGACTCAAATCCGGATTCCAGAACTGCACCGCGCCAATCAACGCCCCGCAGTTATACTGCTGGGTGTACGGCGCCGTCCCATCAGGCAAGACCTGATTCGGAATCGTCACGTTCTGTTGGGGAATCAGCGGCACTCTCTCACCTCAAAACGAAGGGCGAGACTCGATTTGAGCCCCGCCCTCTTGATACTGCGGTCTTTTACCACCCTAAAAATAAAGCCGCAAACGATGCTCCACTCAGATCCGTGCTGGCCGAAACCTGCGTCGATCCCGAGAGCACAACCATGTTGAGTTGGGTCTGCGGCTGATTCAGCGGTGCCGTGCCGACAAACTCGACGCTGTAGCTTGCGCCGGTGCCGCTCGTCATCAGAAGGTCGGCGCCGATCAGCTTGCCCAGTTCCACCTGAGACGCCGTAATCGGGTAGCCTCCCGTCACGTAGTCCGAGGCTCCAGGCTGCATCACGAAACCCTGTGCTCGCCCCGATTCACCAAGAACGTACTTGATGTCGGGCATTGCCGAAATAGTCAACGCCATCGTGAATCTCCCTTGAACTTAGTAAAGCGGCGGAACCCAGAGGTCGGACAGGTTGTTGGCCGCGACCGTCACGACGATGCCGGCCAACGTGTTCGTGGGCGCGGTGTTCGGAGCGACGTAGCCGGTGGCGCCAAACGTGGTGCCAGCGCCGATGATCTGTCCGCCAACCGCCGTACCCGTGGTGACGAAGGCGCCGGGCAGATAGCCGCCCACCTGAAGCCAGCAGCCATTTCCGTTGATCTGCGCGGCGGTCGCACCGGGGGTCTGGGTGGTGTTGTACAGCAGCCAGCCAGCCACCAGATTGATGCTCAGGGCTTCCGAGGCGAGGCCGGTCACAGTCGTGAAAGTCTTGTCCTTCCAGTAGACCAACTGGGGACCCGCAAGGATCGTCTGCGAGGCGGTCGGGTTATACCGCACGTAGCGGTAAACCGGGTTTGATCCGCCAGCAGCTGCCGTCTGCGCCGAACCCACCAGCGGAGCCTGATACAGGCTGCCCAGAAGTTGAGGTAGTCCGTTGTTCTCGAGCGCGGCGTTGAACACGTCAATGGAACCGCCAGGGGTGGTGCCGGTGAACGGGTTCACACTTGCGTACGCGGGAAAGTCGATTCCGAAAGACATGTCACTGCTCCTTGTATTGCAAAAGTCGAGGTATTACTGGCCTATCGTAAAGACTAGGCCGTCAACTATGCGCTAATTCCGCTGAGGATGAAGCCGAGGCGAGGCGCGCTCACCACGATATTGCCGCCGAAGATGCACTGCGAAGCCGCGTCGAGCGAGTTCGGAAGCTCCTTGAAGCCGGTCCAGCCGAAACCAAAGAGCTCGTGGTCGCTGATGTGCGCCGTCAGGAAGTTGGTGTTCATGCCGAACAAGTAGCCCGTCGGGCAATACTGGTCGACCACCAGGCGCCGGTTGTTGTACCGGATGGCCTCATAGCCGTAGCTTACGAGGTCGGGGGTGGCGTCGGCCACGCGCTGCATCGGCGTCAGCTTGTTGAAGATGCCGTTGTAGATGGTCTGCGTGGTGGCCAGCAGGTTTGGCTGGTGATTGCCGAAGGTGGCCTGACCGTAAGCCTTCTGGAGGGTCGTCAGCGAGAGCGGGCCGGCAACGTTCTGGTAGTAGCCGTTGATGCCGGTGTTCGCGCCCGAACCGATCGCAGCGCGCGAGATGCCGCCGTACGAGGGGTAGTTCGTGCCGTCGTCGTATCCGGCGAGGATGCCGTCGAGGGCGATCTGCGAGGAGACCGTGCCCTGACCGTCGGCGAAGAAGTCGGTAGCGAGCGCCTGCACGAGGGCCTGCGAACCGTTGACCATCTTCTCTTCGACGTAGGACATCTTCGCGTCGGCACCGCGGTTGAGCGCGAGGTCGGTCTGCCGGATGGTCACGTTCGAGTAGTAGAACTTGACGTTGAACGTCATCGCGGTGTCGGTCTGGACATACGAGATGTCGAAGGTTCCGCCGGGAGCGAAGGCGCCAGCCTTCAGCGGCGCGTACTGGATGGGCTGCTGGATCTGCAGGCCGCCAGGGAACGCCTTCTGACCCTCGCCCTTGAAGATGAGGGTGAAAACCGGAGAGACCTTGTAATACTCGTCCACGATCTCCGGGATGATGTGGTTCGTGGTGATCGCCGAGATGTCGTTATACGTCAATGCCATCGGAACTGCCTCCGTAAAAACTTTTTATGCGACTTGCTCGCCACGTTCAGCGAGTCTTTCCCGCAGAGCAGATGCCGCCTTGTCGATGTGCGTTCCCGCATCACCGTCCTTGCGACCTCCACCCTTCAAAACATTCAGCATCGGGGATGCCGATGGGTTCGTCACGCCCGGAACATTTCCAGATGCGCGCGTCTTCAACTCTTCGCGGACACGGGTTTCCACCGTGCTGTCCACTTCCTTCTTCACACGACGTTCGCGCGTCATGTCCTCGTACGCGTCCGTAATCGTGCGGAACGGGCGGCCCGCCTCTTGTGCGGCCTTGACGTGCGCTTCGAGCGCGGTGTCGTCCAAGTCTTCGCCAAAATCCCGGTGGTGACGAGCATCCACCTTCGCCAGTTCGCGGTTGTTGCGCATTGAGATCGCGATGGCGTTGTTCACCAGTTCGTTGCCGCGCTGCTGCACAACTTCGTCAACCTTCGACTTGATCGTGGTGTCCAGCCCGTCGAGCTTCGACGTGATGCCGGTCAACTGTGCCGTCAGTGCGGCCAAATCTCCTCCGCCGGTAGGAACACCGCTTGCGGGCGGGGCTTCGCGGCGAGTCGGTGCCGGTGGCGGATCATTCGTCTCGCCATCGTAGAAGGACATCACATCGCTTGCGCGAGTGAATCGCTCCGATACGGTCGGGTTGCTGCGAATCTTCGCAAGCGAATCCGCGTCGAGCAAGCCTTCGAGTTCTGCCAAAAGGTCAGCCATGATTCATCTCCCTCGTCTATGCAGCAGGTGGCGGTGCGTCCTGCGGAGTGGGAGCAGGCCCATCCGGAGGAGGTGTGTTGTCGTTGGACGGAGGCGGTGGCGCGGCTGCGTCATCCGCATCCAAGCTGGATGGGTCGCCCTTGAGGACGTTGGCGACGGCGTTCTTCATCGCCTCTTTTGCCTTGCCAAGATCCTTTGAGAGGCCAGGATTCTTCTCTTCCATCTTCGACATCAACTTGAAGATGCCGTGGAACCCCTTCATCAACTCCTCGGTCTTGTCGTCCTTCTTGGGCGGCAGGGGACCGGGCATGGAGGCCATGCTCGTATACGGGTTCGGCGGTGCTGAAGAGGTCGTGGCCATGGGGTCTCGTTATGCCTTCTGGTTGCCGGGGTAGCCGGTCTTCACGTTGGGGCTGGTGGCCTTGCCGCCAATCTTGCCGTCGTGGATGGTGTCGCCGAAAATCTCAATGCTGCCCTTGGACAGGCCGACCTGCGGGATGTGGTGGCCGAAGGACTCTTCGGTGTACGACTGGCCGGGCTTGGACTTTTCTGCCATGATGCTTCTCCGGAGGTTGTGGGGGCTGGATCACTCCAGCCCCGAATTGGTTGAGGAGCGCGAACTAGGCGCGCTTCGAGCCGCGCTTGTGCTTACGACCGCCCTTTTTGCCCTTGTGAGACTTGCGCATTGGGTGTCCTTTCCCGGATTACTCCGAACGGTTTTTATACTGGCCTGCACCAGTGCGATGGCGTTTGTTTTGCCTCTGAGAAAGACTTTGCAACACAGTTTGAGAAAAAGCGATAGATAGTACGGATTATTTTTACAAATTATTTCTTGCCGCCGTGATGTCCGCCTGCATCCTTGCCTGCAGCCGCCGCGCCAAGAGCGGCAATACCCATCTTCTGCATAGCTTCCTCCACAAGTTCTTTCTCGTTGCGCTTGGTATCAAAATTGCCGTCGAGTTTGCGATACAAGCCCTTGCGCGAAAGGTCGCCAGCCTTACGCAAACCAAACGCCACCGGCAGTTCTTCGTTCTTTTCAATAGCCAAAAGGCTGCCCTTCCGAATAGTGAAGCTGCACAGACGAACGAACTCTTCCGGCTCCATCCCTGCCGGTAGCATGTTTCCATACATGGGGCCAAAGTCTGAATCCAGAAGCCCCTTTCCGCCGTACTTCGCTGCGCGCGACTTTGCCGAAGAGAACTGCATCATATTGCACGCGGTCATCTGACCAATCTCAGTAAGGAAGCTTTTTAGTGAGCGGCCCATGAACCGGATGTTCGTCGACTTCGCGTTCATAATCATGTCGAGCGAATCGCCGCCAGGTACTTGCTTTTTGCCGAGCGCCTGCTGGATCGCCGCGGAACCAGAGGTGGCGTCTTGTTCTTTCTCGAGATCCTGCTTTTGCGTGATGACGTAGCTGCCGAGTTCCGGTGGCTTGCGGAACTCTGGTGGACGCGGTGTGTTGTTGTTGTACTGAAGTTTTCCACCTGCCGCCGTTGGGTCCATCGAGTCCCACGACTGCTGCGAGAACGCGGCCTTCGGCGCGATGAGCGTCGGCTCGATCGCTGCGTTGATCGTGTCCATAATGCCGCCGTTGATGCGGTTCAGGATGTTCTGGATAGCCGCAAGGGGTTCAAGTGGCGAGAGACCTGCCGACTTCCACGGCACGCGGTACGGGCGATACTTCGCAAACGGAGCCATGCCGTGCCAGTACGGATTGCAGTTGTCGTCGAGAGCCTTGCGCCCCGCCGTCACCACTAGGCGACCGCGAGGATAGATCGGCATACCGCGCTCCACAACATACGACCAGTTCGCAAGTTCGGGACCGACACGGAGACTCTCTCTTCCATCCCATACAGAGTCGTCTTTCATCCAAAACTCTTTGACGAGGGCTACCGGGTACTTTGTGCCTACGCCTTCGTTCTTCTGGCCGAGCAGATTCTTTAGTTGGGGTGAGAGTTTTGACCATTGCGACGACGGCATCTTGGCCGGGCGCATCATCTGCGCGGGCGCGTTCGACATCCCACTTTCGGGCCGCACACCATCCGCCACAGAGCCGTACTTGCGCTTCAGCGCGGCCAGCGTTGCGGGGTAACGGTAGATGATGCACTCTGCGTCCTGGGGGCTGGACTGCGTTCCCACTTCGAGGATGTTGATGGGGCTTATGGGTAGAAATTGGACGTCCCCGAGGCCGTGATTCAGCGCGGGGTTCCACTGCACCTTGCCCCAGCCGGTGTGGATCAACCCGTACATCACCGTCTGGCTCAACTCCATCTCGAAGTCGGACATCGTTGCCCAGTCCGAGATCATGCTGTTGAGCAGGTCTTCGAGTTGGGAGAATCCGTCTCTCTTGTCCGCAAACGTGACTTTGAAATCGGGTTCGATGTCGGTCAGAAGACCCACCATCTCAATGAACTGGCGGAAAATGCGGTTCGCCACCGGGCGCGACCGGCCAAAGCGTGCGTTCGGACTCCACTGCCGACCTTCGATGTAGTCGATCAGCTTGCCCGTCAACTTCACTTCAGGGGTGTTCGAGAACTCCTGCTCGGCTTCGTTGTAGACGGCATCCGTCCACTCGATCACTGCCTGTTCGAGGTCTCGTGCGTTCGTGAATGATTCTTGAGGAACGGCCATAGTCGCCTTTACGATACAGCAAAGGCGACCCGTGAAGGTCGCCTTATGCTTGCTTTCTTTTGGGGTTAGTCGCAGCGCACGTCTTCGGCGTGTTGCTTAGCCGCCTCAAGCGTCTCAAATGGACCGTACTCAACGCCGCTCGAAACGAG